AAAAGGACTGAACTCGTAAGAATCATGAGAGTATGTAACACCAAGAGCTTTCATTTCTTCTTTAACAGCTTCGTCAGCTAACTTCTTAGCTTCCATAGCTTCCCTCAAACCTTTGGTTCTCAGTTCACGAAGAGTCTTCTTAGCTTCAGCTAACTCTTTCTCCATAGTTTCTATATCTTTATTCAGTTCTTCTATTTTTTTTGTATCTGTAGTCATTTTAAACTCCATATTTTACTTGCTTCTTCTTTCATACCTGTCCACAACCAAGAGTCTAGGTTAGGATATGTAAGAGAAGCTATCTCATGCTTGTCATTACTGACAGACAAAAACTTTTGTATACCTAAAGCTACTCTTTCAAGTTGTTTTTTGTATACAGATAAGTTTTTAAGTGTAAATATCTTATGTTCTTTAGGACTTGCAAAGAACAGGTCTACACTACTCTTAGGGTATGCCATAGAATATAATGCCATCTGTCTTTTCTGTGCTTCAGTCGGTCTTGTAGGCATCCTTGTGGTTGTCTTCAAGTCAACTATCTTGTCAGCAAATCGGAAGTCAATATATCCTATGATAGGTACAGGTAAGTCACCTAGTTGAACTGAAACTTTCTCTTGGTATGCTTCAAGATTATCATAGTTAAAGTTCTCATCAATGACTTTACCAAAACCTTCTAACAACTTCTTTTCTTTAGCTGTCTTCGTGTCTCCTAAATCAATACCTGATTCAGCACACAGAGACATGAAGTGCATATCTAAATACTTAAAGTCAAAGGTTTTCTTTTCGTACTTGTCTGCTAAAGTAGCTTCAGTAGCAATACCCCTTACAGCACTAGCACCACTTGATGATTTAACACCAAACAAATACCTAGCAACCCACAAAGCATTATCATTAATGTAAGTGTTGATGCTACTAGGTGACAAGTAGTTAATACCATGCACTGCGAAGGGGTTATTACTTAGCACTATGCGTTTTCCACTTCTATAAAGTTATCTTCAGCATCAATGATATCACTAACTGCTGATGACATATCTTCATCAATGGAGTTTTGAGAAGCCTGTTCATTCCACTCAGATACTATATACTGATTATAGTTTTCCACCCAAGCTAGGAAGTCTCCAAACATAACTTGGTCTTTTTCTGACAGGTCTATCTTCTTAGACAAGTTCAACGTGCTAGTAGGCAGATAGAACTTACTACCATTAGGTAGCTTTCTAGGTTCAGTAGCTAGAGATATAGTATGCTGAACAGGCAAACACTTTTGCTTTGCTAGTTTTGTAAAGTTAACACCAATAGTTTTGAATGCTTCTCTATTATCTATCTCCCATATGAATGGTGTAGTTTCAAACTCAACCTTATTGCCATTGACATCAACAGCATCATGCAAGTCAACTAAACCAAACACTACACGTACACGTTTAATCTGCTTGATAAGTTCTTTAGTTTTATCAGGCAGAGCATCAAAGTCTTGTATCCAACCTGCAGGTTTACCACAGTTGAATCCACCTTGATTATCCTTTAGGTCTTTATTAAGATTGTCAGCCATGACAGTCTTATGATAAGTACCCATAGGTTCTCCTGCTTTTGCAGACATATTCTTTACAAATCTTTTGTACATATATCTCTGCATGAAAGGTCTGATGGTTGCAGTCTTACCATACAACACCTGACCTTCAGGAATGTCTAATTTATAAGTACCACCCTTCACTATAATCTCATCATCCTCTTCAATGGGAGCATGATTAATTCTAAATCTAGGTAGCTGTGGTGCTTTCTTTTCTACCACATTATTTTCGTTAGCTATTCCCATAGCCTTTGCCATAGATTCATAATTGTTAGTGTCTATGGTCACTATATTTGCTTCTGTCATATATATTCTCCTTTCAGAAAGTTAAAATGTTTCATAGTTATATCAGCTAACGTCTTTAGTGTCAAGCCAATTATCACCTATTTTTGCTTCTAATAATAAAGGTACATTGAAGTCTATTCTAAACTGTTGATTTATAATAGCATTCATGTCTTCGTTGATACCTTTTAAGATGAAAATAACTTTGTTAATCTCATCAGGGTGTACATCAATCACAATAGAATCATGTACTGTATTCACGATACAAGACTGTAATAACTTTAACCTGTCTTCTATGTGTATAAGAACTAGTGGAACTATATCTGCAGTTGCAAAACTCTGCACAGGATAATTCTTTATCTGTGTAAATTGAGATACAGAACCATTCATTCTTCTTTGTACATCAGGAAAACTAAACTCTCTTCCTGATGGGGTTGTAATGCTTCTCTTTTCTAGAGCTTCTTTAGCCAATTTGGAATGCCATAGTGCGATTCCTTTGTACTTCTTGGTAAAGTCTTGGTAATACTTTGCTTCTGCTTTTGTTCTACCAAACCCTGTCGCACCATATAACGGAGCAAAGGTATGTGCTTTAGCTTCTTGCCTAGTCGTACTTTGACCTGAAGCTGATATAACTTTAGCAGTATAAGAATGTACGTCAAATCCTGTTTTAATCTCATTCATAGCCACCTTATCTTGTGATAAAAATGCAGCAGTTCTAAACTCTAGCTGTGCAAAGTCAGCTTCTAGAATCTTGCCACCTTCCCAACGTGACACAAACACCTTCTTTACAGGAAACGTACCACCTCTAGGCATGTTCTGCATGTTAGGGTCAGCACCACTAAATCTACCTGTCGCAGTTCTGTGTTGCAGTAGTCTTACGTGTAACATACCATCTGATTTTACGTGTGTTTTGATACCTTCAACGAAGGAAGACAGGTATGTATCTAATGCAGACAATCTCTTGAGGTCTTGTAAAAAGCCACTAGCTTCTTTCATACCTGCTCTATTTGCCATGCCCTGTAACACGTCAAGATTACCTTTGGATACACCAAAACCATTTGCAGATATCCATTTAGCATTTGGTGCATTAAACTTCAGTCCTGCTATTGAGGTAGTTGGATTGAAGATATATCCCTGAGTATTGCAATCAACACAATTATTAGTATTAGCATATGGTGTGCCATTCTTTCTTACCTTTCTTATTTTTCCTGTGCCATTACAAGTCTTACACATAATAGCTTTTGTTTTATATACAATATCAGAGTTATCTCTGACTGCTCTTCTAAATTCATCATTAGCCATGTGAGGAGTAAACTCATTTGCCCACATAGCTTTGTCTTTAGGTTTCCTGCTATAGATAACCCATGACATCTGTTCAGGACTGTTAAGATTGATAGGCATATCCCCCATTAACTTTCCTACTTGGGTAGATAATCTTTTTTCTATCTCAACCTTCTCTATCTCAAACTCTTTTCTTACAGATTCTAATGTAGTCTCATCCACTTTAAAACCATTCCTATGTGTTCTAGCTAGAGTGACACATACTTTGTTTGTAAGTATTACTGTGTCCATAAGATGAGCATACTTTACAGAGTTAAGTTTTTTATACTGTTTATCAGCTAACTGCTGTGTAGCATGTAAGTCTGCAGATAGGTACTGAGACAACTCCCCTCTAGGTATTTCATCTGTAGCATAACCCTTTGCAAAATACTCCTTCAAAGTATCTTCCTTCTTTGTCTCCAAGTCATATCTCAATGCACAGTCTTTCAAATGCAAGGGTTCTTTTATACCTCTTTGTAATATGTATTCTGTAAGCATAGTATCAAAGACAGGACCATCATACTTGAATCCACATTCCCACATCCACATTAAGTCATAGGCTATATTATGCCCTATAAGTATTGTTGCTCTGTCAAGCAACTCTTGTATATCAGCATACTGTGTGCCATCTGTGTCCATACTAAACAAATACTCGTTACCTATATCTGTCAAACATCCTACCATAACTAACTTATTAGTAGGTTCGTATGGGTCGAGATGCATCCTGCCATCTCTCTTTGTTACTGTATTTTCTACATCTAATGTTAACTTCATGCACTATACCTCGCTGTGTGTGGGTTGATGTTGCAGTTTATCATGCCATGCCAACCTGTAATTTTATTCTTAACAACATTCAAATGTCTCATAGTTGACTCTTCATCTATACCTTCAACACTTGCAGGTTGTCCTATAAGTATCATCAAATCTGCTTCAGCAGCTTTACCTGTACGTGAACCTTCCATCATTGCCTGATTAAGTCTCTGTCTACCTTCTGCTTCTGCATTGAGTTGTGACATGTAGAATATAACACAATTATATTGTTTTGCAATCTGTCTTGCATATATTGCATTTGCCTTGAGTGCTTCATCAGGTCTAGCATAACCTGCAGTACGTGCAAACTTATCTCCCATGTCAATCACAACCACGTCAGGATTAACACTCTTGCACATACTTTCTACCCAAGACATGTCCTCGCCTGTCACATCTTTTATCTTTATATTAGGTGACACAAGCCTATATCTATCCCTAGCCTGTGCAGGATTATCTTTTATCTGATACTTATCCATGTTTGTGGATGCAGTCAGATATCTAAAGCCTACCCTGTCGTAGGACTCTTCATTGCACAAGACAACACACTTAGCACCTTGTCTTGCAAAACCATTGTCTCCTACAAGGAGAGATGCATGGAAGCTAGTCTTACCTGTATTAGGTCTTGCACCTACCTCAACAAGATAGCCACCATTTACACCTTCTACCTTTCTAGCTAACTCAGGTAAATTAAACGACCATCTAGTCTGCTGACTTTGTTTAGCTATCAAAGTGTCAAATGAGATGTCATCCCATTCTATCTTCATCTCAGGTGTAAAGTCATCGTTGTACTTCTCTAGTAAGTCACGTAGAGGTTTCATACTTGTCTGTACACCATTGACAAAGTCAAAGCCAAGATTGGCTACGTCTTCTCCAATAACTTGTTGGAACAGTTTGGATAACACATCCTGTGCTATATCTGTTCCCATAGGCTTTTGCTTTTTAATATCGTTAAACAATGCAGAGTATCCTTGCTTCTGTGCAGTTGTCATAGCAGGATTGCTAGACAAGAACAGAGCTTCAAGTTCATCAGGGGTCACATCCCTGTCATACTTTCTCATTGCTTTATCTATTGTGTGCTTGATAGTCCTAGCATCTTTGCTAAATAGTCTATCAGGACACCTTGCACCTCTATGGTCTTCATAGAAGTCTTTGTTCATTAAGCTACGTAATAGTGCTAGTTCCATGTTGGTTCTCCTTTGGGGTTAGTTTATATAAGTTGTTTAAGTCTTCATCTTCTCCATATTTCAAATCATCTTTCAGTCTCAATACTTTTACGTCATTGACATATCCTCGTAACTCTTTTGCAAAGGCTAGTGTTTTGGGCATTGCATCAGGGTCTAAGGCTATGATAGCAGTTGAGAATTGTGATAGGTATCTCTTGTGTGATTCGCTTAATGATGTTCCCAACACAGCTACCCCTACATAAACACCATTGCCTACAACAGATGCACTTACACAATCCTCAACAACTACAGCCACCTTACCACATCCATAAGTGAAAGGCAAGTCACTATTTCCGTATCGTTTCCATTTGGGCAGACGAAATCCCACAGACCTACCAACTGCATCTACAATTAGTTCATCTTTCTTGACAGGAAATACAACTCTCCTTTCTTTTATGTCGTAGTACAACTCTAACTTATCACATTCTAGATTCCATAACTCACAAAAGTCCATGACCTCTCGTCTGTGATTATGTTGTACTACATACTCAGGTAAGGCGAAACCTGTACTATCTTTTTGGACATCTAACTTCACAGTCTTGATGTCATCCACAGATAAGTTAACCTTCTTTGTACCTGAGATAGGACAAGAAGATTTGTAACAGTTCCAAACTAACCTACCCATGTTGTTGGTAACAGTAAATGTTTTATAACCATTACAACTAGGACAGTTAGTTCTTTTTGTTTCTCCTACACTTAAATGTAAATCATTTATATGATTATATATATTCATATTATATACTCTTAATGTAATTAGTACGTAATGTCAAGGCACTTTCTGCACTAGCATACGTATTTTTCATATAAGGTTTAACTGATTGTGGGTTTGCATGACCTGTGACAGACATAATCTGACCCATAGGTACTCCTGCTTCCACCATTTCTGTTGTACCTGTCCGTCTAAGGTCAGAAATACGTAGCTCATCAGGTAAACCTGCTTCTTTTATCACTCTTCTAGCCACTTTTGACAATCTCTGTATGGCATATGGACTGTAAACACCCTTCATAGGTGTTGGATAGGGTGCAACATAAGGCTGAAAGTCATAATCTTTTGCTTGCTGAGTAAGCATTTCCAATAAGTCAAGAGAAATCGGCAGGTGTACTACACTTCTTCTCTTTGACTGTTGCAAATTTAACACACCTTTGTCAAAATCTATACTTGAGAACTGTAAAATTCTCATATCTCCCACTCTCTGACACCATTCATATGCCATTTGTACTATCAATCCTAAGTTTCTGTACTTAAAATCCTCATAACAGTAGTTAAGAAATTTCCTAACTTGTTCTTTTGTCCATACAGTTGACCTAGCATGAGCAGATTTACGTTTGAAAGTAGAGAAAGGGTTGCTTTCAGCATACCCCATCTCCATTCCAAAGGAATATATCTTACGTGCTACTGATGTAACTGCATTAGCCAAGTACACGCCACGACCAAGCCATACTTCGTATGCTCTTCGTGCTATCGCACCTGACATTTTGGTAAGACATATTTCTGCCATACTTTTGCCATTAACTTTTGTGTCCAATAAAACAGTTACACAATATTGATAATCATGTTTAGTTTTATCAGCTAACCTGTTGAAATCATTAGACAAATAGTATTTATTTGTTAGGTCATTCAAATTTAATTTTGTCATTATTTACTCCTGTAATAATTACATCTTTCGTTGGATTTAATGTGTGACCTATGCCATGCCCTATATCTACCTGTTTTATATGTCCTTCTAAAAAAATTACCTCTCCATGTATGTTGTGGATTGCCCATCTTTTCATGTGCTTTAGATGTTCATCAATAGCTTCATCTAAAGTTTCTCCTTGTATATATTCTACTCTACTAGTAGGATAATCTATTTGAGAATCATATCTATCGTTTGCAGTATATACTACTGTATATTTATTCATACCTGCCATGCTATGTAAATACATAGTCCTATGATTAATAACTTACCATAGTCGAGGTCAAACTTTGTACCCTCTCCAAAATTTTTATGATAATCTACATTTAAGAAGTCTATAATTCTATGCCACATTTTTCTTTCCTTTCTTTATAAATCTATAATCTCTCCACCTGTCTGCATAACTATGCTCACACTTAGGCAACTCTAAATTAAATATGTCTGCTAATATAAATTCTAAGCTAGGTAATTCAACTACTGTATGGTAGTCTAAAGGCATACCATCATTAACATTATTAACTATCTCTCTCAAGTTATTAACTTGCTTTAATAGTCTTTCCTCTTGTGCTTCTGTAAGTTTAATCGTTGTCATGCTACTTCTCCTTTCATCCAAGTTGGTTTCTCTGTATACTTGTATCTCGCAAATCTAGACTTGTCAACAATATAAAATTTACGATAGGCTTCAATAGGAAAGTCCTCATCTGTCTTCAAGTCATCATGTCCACTAAAACATTGTGGGTGTGGTGTTCTTTTACCATCAGGTAAATATATTCTACCTTCCCATAAAGATGTAAAGTGTTTGATTGCACCATGTATCTTTTTATATCTTCTACTGTACTCACTTAGCATACAGTCATACAAACAAAAAGCAAAGAGATAGTTTGACCTATTCTCCATTGCCCATAATGTGCATGGATGCTTCTGATGTACAGGTTTGTACAAGTCATGCTCCTTTGCATAGTCAGGTGCATGATGCCATAGTGTAGTGCATAGCATCTGTGCTTCTTCAAGTGGCATCTTAACTATGTGTTGGTCGCATAAAGACTTAGCAATCTCATGTGGTGTTTGTTCTATAATAAATCTATTCATGTTATAACTCCTGTGTCCAATAATCATACAAATCATTTACTGTTTCATCATCAGCTTCTTCAATCCATTTCCATGAATTACCTGCTAATCTTTCTTGTCTGATAATAAACTTTATCTTATCTTCACGTGTCATTATACATACTCCTTATTGTTATTGTTATACATTTTATGCCACTCGCCTAACTGTATACCCTTGAGTATATGTGCAATCACATCAACTGTCCACCCATTTCCAATCATCTTGTATC